AAGAGACCCGATATTCGTCTAGGCACAGACTATTACTTTTTGTCTTTTGATAGTAGGTAACTATCTTGATAGTTAACAAGAGGCAACTTTCACAGATACTTGCGGTAGCGGAAGAAACGATTACGCAATGGCAAAGAGACTCAAATTTCCCTATCGAGAGTCGTTCTAAGGGTCAAAAAGGAAACCAATACGACACGGGTTCTGTTATTGCTTGGTTGAAAAAACGCGAAGTCGATAATCTGATGGTTAATACATCGGCAATAGACATCGAGGAGGCCAAGCGCAGAAAAATTGCGGCAGAGGCAGGTCTTGCCGAACTGGAGTTGGCGAAGGAGCAGGGAACGGTTGTTTTAGTTGAAGATGTGGCAAATGAGTTTGCGGAACAGGTTTCTGCCTTGCGCGCTAAACTGTTATCGATGCCGAGCAAGTTGGGCAGTCTTATTTTTACTGCGAAGGATGTAACCGAGGCGAAAGAGATTTTGGAAAACGCAATGCTAGAGGCACTCAATGAATTGGTCGGATACCGAGAAACAGAAACAGAAAGAGATTTTGCAGAGGGCGTTTCAGAAAGTCTTGAAGGAGAGACTGAGGCCGCCGCCTAAACTGACTGTTTCTAGTTGGGCAGATTCTTTTAGAAGACTATCGCCTGAAGCGTCTGCGGAACCCGGACAATGGTTAACCTCGAGGGCTGAATACCAGCGTGGGATTCTTGATGCATTTAATGACCCTGCGATAGATACCGTAGTTGTTATGACCTCCGCGCAGGTTGGCAAGACCGAAATTCTTAACAATGTTGTGGGCTTCTTTGTAGCCCAAGACCCCGCACCGATTCTTGTTGTGCAACCGACTTTGGACATGGCTCAGACTTGGTCTAAAGACCGCCTTGCGCCGATGCTTAGAGATACGCCTGTGTTGCAGGGTCTGGTTAAAGACCCAAGGGCTAGAGATTCAGGAAACACAACCCTTCATAAGATTTTCCCCGGTGGGCATATCACGGCTTGCGGTGCTAACTCGCCTTCGTCTTTGGCATCAAGACCTATCCGCATTGTTCTTTGTGATGAGGTAGACCGTTACCCAGTTTCCGCAGGTTCAGAAGGTGACCCAGTAAGTCTTGCCAAAAAACGCGCATCAACATTTTGGAACCGCAAACTCGGACTGTTCTCGACTCCTACAAATAAGGGTCATAGTAGAATCGAGAAAGCGTTTGATGAGTCAGACCAAAGGGAGTTCTTTGTCTGTTGTCCGCATTGCAACACGGCTCAGACCCTGAAATGGGCGCAGGTTAGATGGGATGAGGGTAAACCCGAAACAGCGCATTATGTCTGCGAGGACTGCGGGGCGGTTTGGACTGATGCTGACCGAATTCGTGCTATCAGAGCAGGGACTTGGATAGCGAAAGAACCCGGAAAAAGGATTGCGGGATTTCGCCTGTCGGGTCTTTATTCCCCGTGGACTCCTCTTGAATCTGCGGTGATTGACTTTTTAGAGGCAAAGAAACAACCAGCGACCCTGCGAGTTTTTGTAAACACTTTCTTGGGTGAAACATGGGAGGAGCAAGGCGAAAGTCTTGACGACTATCAGGTTGCCGAGAGGCGAGAAGAATTCGGAGAAACACTCGACAAATCCATTTTGATATTGACTGCTGGAGTCGATGTTCAGGATGACCGACTAGAGGTAGAGATTGTAGGGTGGGGTAAAGACGAAGAATCTTGGTCTCTTGATTATCGGACAATTTATGGCGACCCTTCCTCCCCCGCAGTCTGGCAAGACCTCGATGTTGCGTTAGGTCAGGAATTCGAGCGTGAGGATGGAAAGATTCTCATAGTGCGGTCGGCCTGTATAGACTCGGGCGGTCATCACACGAACTCTGTTTACAACTATGTGCGGCCTCGAGAAGGAAAACGAATCTTCGCAATCAAGGGTGTTGGTGGAGAAGGCAAACCGATTGTCGGCAGACCGTCAACAAACAACATCGGCAAGATTCGACTGTTTCCTGTCGGAGTTGATACCGCAAAAGAACTTCTTTACTCAAGATTAAAGATTACCGAGGCAGGTGCTGGATATTGTCATTTCCCAACATCTCGGAGTGATGAATATTTCAGACAGTTAACGGCTGAAAAGTATGTGACTCGGTATCACAAAGGCTTTGCGCGCAGGGAGTTTGTTAAGGTTAGACCTCGAAATGAGGCTCTTGATGTGCGCGTTTATGCGATGTCGGCTCTTGCGATTCTGAATTTGAACCTGACCGCGATACATAATCGGCAGTTTATGCAACACGAAAACCCGCCTCAACCAGAAGAAAAGATAAATAATCAACAAAATTTGCGCCGACCTATACAGAAAAGTGGTGGATTTATCAACGGATGGCGGTAAAATTCTGTTAATTTGTTGGAGGAACAATGGCTAATCTATTCAATGCCGCAGAATCGCCCACTATCGAACCCGAGAGAATTGTTGTCGGCGACTTTATCCAATGGCGTAGAACTGACTTGTCGGGGGATTATCCGAACACCGCCTACACTATGACCTATGTTGCCCGAATCACGGGTGGCGGCAACACAGAAATTCAGTTGGTCGGAACAAATTACAACGATGATTATTTGTTTTCGGCAAGTTCAGCAACTTCGGCATCTTTTGTTGCTGGTTACTATCATTGGCAATTAGAGGCATTCCAAACTTCAAGTAGCAATCGGATTGTTATCGACCGAGGTGCGTTTAATGCGATTGTTGACCTAGATGTAAATGGCACAGACCCGCGCACTCATGCGGAGATAATGGTTTCCAAGATTGAGTCTTTGCTTTCTGGCAAGGCCGATGCGGATGTGGCGAACTACTCGATTGCGGGTCGTTCTCTCACTAAGATGAGTTTCGATGAATTAGTCAAGGTTCGAGATTTTTACAAAGCAGAATTCAGGAAAGAACAAATTGCCGACCGAATTCGTCAAGGCCGTGATACTGGCTCAACTGTTAAGGTGCGTTTCTAATGAAATTATTCGACCTATTCAAAAGTAAACGAAAGGTTGCAAAAAGACATTATCAAGGGGTTAACACAGGTCGGTTGTTTGCCGACTTTAATACTTCTAGTAATAGTCCTGATGCCGAGATTCGTTTTGCGTTAAAAACCCTGCGGAATCGTTGCCGAGACTTAGAGCGCAACAATGAATATGCGCGCAGGTTTATTCACCTTCTAAAGACCAATGTTGTCGGAGAGAAGGGCGTAAGCACTCAGGTCAAAGCAAGAAACGCAGATGGGACATTCGACCGAATTGGAAACCTTATTATCGAAGGTCAATGGTCGGCATGGGGCAAGTTGGGCAATTGCACCGTAGACGGGAAAATGTCTTGGTCTGATGCCCAGAAATTTTTCATGCAATCTTTGGCTCGAGATGGCGAGGTATTGATTCGCAAGATAAACACTCAAAGTTCTAAGTGGGGGTTTCAGATTGAATTTCTTGAACCTGACCTGATTGACGAACTGAAAAATGAAGTGTTGCCAAACGGCGCACAGATTCGCATGGGCGTGGAGATTGATAAGTATTACAAACCGATTGCTTATCATTTGTTGACTAACCATCCGGGTGACTATCAGTTATATCCGCAGACTCGGCAAACAATCAGAGTTCCCGCAGATAGAATTATTCATGTGTTTATCGGAGAGCGCGCACAACAGACCCGTGGAGTTCCGATGATGTCAACTGCAATCGCGAGTCTAAAAATGTTACACGGTTATCGCGAGGCAGAATTAGTTGCGGCTAGGGTAGGTGCGAGTAAGATGGGATTTTTCACATCACCAACTGGCAACGACTTTCCCGCAGATGACACAGAAAATTTGCACACCCCAATCATGTCAGCAGAACCGGGGACATTTCATCAACTACCTGACGGGATGGACTTCAAACAATTTGACCCATCGCATCCAACCACGGCGTTTGCGGACTTTGAGAAGGCTATCTTGCGCGGAATCGCCAGCGGTCTGGGCGTATCTTATACAAGTCTCGCCAACGACCTCGAAGGAGTCTCTTATTCTTCTATACGACAGGGGGCACTTGAAGACCGAGACTTTTACAAAACTTTACAACAGTTTATGATTCAGCACTTTGTCGAACCTGTCTTTCGCGAGTGGCTTGCGATGGCGATGACGACACAGGCTTTGAATCTGCCTATTAACAAATTTGATAAGTTTGCGGATTCGGTCGAGTTCAGGGCGCGAGGATTTGCGTGGGTTGACCCTCAGAAGGAAATAAACGCCGCAGTCATTGCGATGCAAAACGGCATTATGTCCATGCAAGATGTGGCAAACCAGTACGGTCGCGACATCGAGGACACCTTTGAGCAAGTGGCGATGGAAAACGAACTCGCAAAAGAATACGGGATTACCCTTGCTTTCCAACCTTTCGGTCAGAAACTCCCTGCGGTTCCCGAAGTCACAGGCTCAGAATCTGAGCCAGCACCCGAATTGAATCCAAAATGATTTATAACGGTGAAGAAATCAATTCCACTCCTACTGATGCGATGGCCGAAGAAGCGCAACGCGGCCTCGATTGGCGCGCAGAGTTCGGTCGCGGGGGAACCTCTATCGGTGTCGCAAGGGCGCGGCAATTGGTCAACAAGCAAGAACTTTCCGCAAGAACCATCAAGCGGATGCACTCCTATTTCTCCCGTCACGAAGTCGATAAGCAAGGCCAAGGGTTCAGTCCGGGGGAAGAAGGTTACCCCTCGGCAGGGCGCATAGCATGGGCTTTGTGGGGCGGCGATTCTGGGCAATCTTGGGCAAGGGCAAGGGTAAACCAAATGAATACTATTGACAAAAAAGACCGCGCCGCACCTGACGCATTAGGTGTTGGCGACTTTGTTTCTTGGGATAGTTCTGGCGGCAGAGCGCGGGGAAGGATTGTGCGTATCGAGCGCGATGGCGAGATAAATGTTCCAAATTCAGATTTCACTATTACTGGAACCCCCGAAGACCCTGCGGCCTTGATTCGACTCTATCGTGAGGGCGAGGATGGCTATGCGGCAACGGAAACATTAGTCGGTCACTTGTTCTCAACCCTGACCAAGATTGATGCTCTGCGGTCTTACGACTCAAGACCCTATCCTAACGAACACGCCGCTAGACTCACCAATCCAGACCAATATGACGGATTCCGTAGGGAAAATGATGCGGGTGGCGATGGGATTGACTTTATTTATGGCATCAAAGATGGGCAATCCGAGTTGCAAGCAATCCGTTTTGACAAGACCAAATTTAGTCCAAGCGAGGCAAAGGCATGGCTCGAGAGAAACGATTTCTCGCCAATTCTTTTTGAGGATGCTATTGAAAGACTTGCAACAATAGAAAAAACCAATCAGAATCAAGATATGGACAAGCGACACATTATCGACATCGAAGAAACCGAAGGTTCTTACATTATTGAATTTGCCAAGGCAGAGGTCGAGGCAGAGCCAATGGATGAACCTGCGGAAGTAGACCTCGAGAGTGTTGCCGAGGGCGAGAACTCGATGCACGAAGATGAGATGCAAGGCATGAGCGCAGAGCGCAAGGGCAAATCATTGTCTCGCCGCGCCAACGAAATGATGGCTGAAGTTCAGGATGACCGCCGTGTTGGGATGGCGATTTCGTCTGAACTCGGGGTTGACCGTGGGTATGGCGAGGAGGTTCTTGACCATTCTGCGGACTCGATTGACATGGAATTCTTAAACTCAGGCCGCGCACCCTTGTTGCTCGACCATGACCCAACAAAGCAAATTGGTGTTATCGAATCTGTATATCTCGATGGCTCGGCGCGCAGATTGCGTGCGACTGTGCGTTTTGGAAAAGGCGCACTTGCAAGCGAGGTGTATCAAGATGTTGCCGACAATATTCGCGGGAATGTTTCCATCGGATATATCGTCAACAAAATGGTAGAAGACCCGAAAGGCTCGAAAATTTATCGAGCAACGAGTTGGACACCTTTAGAGGTTTCCGTTGTATCTATTCCCGCCGATGCGTCAGTCGGCGTGGGTCGTGCGGCAGAATCTTCGCAACCTTCTATTCAACCTTCCATTCCTCAAGGAGAAACTACAATGGAACAAGTAAAAGTTGAGTCGGTGAGTGCGGATGCCGCAGTTGCCGCCCGTAATAAAGAAGTGGCAGAGATGTTCTCTCTTGCCGCCCGTCACAACCAGCGCGCACTTGCTGAAGAGGCAATTCAGCGCGGCGCAAGCATTGAGCAGTTCCGTGGAATGTTACTCGACAAAATCGGTGACAAACCCCTCGAGCAGGTCAATGTTGGCATGACCCAAAAAGAGCGTCAGGCTTATTCTCTGATGCGTGCTATTGCCTCGGCAACGAGCAATGGTGGTCGCGTAAGCGGATATGAGGCTGAGATTTCTCAGGAACTCGCCAAGCGTTATGGCAAAGACCCACGCGGTTTTTATGTTCCCACGGACATCTTCAAGCGCGACATTCTGACAACTTCCCCCGCAAATGGCTCGAACTTAGTTCCCGAAGAGTGGCTCGGTTCTGCTTCT